GCTCATGAATAAGGGCCAACGAGGCCATATTGACGGCCAGGGGCTTTTTTGTTTCTTTGTCAACTGGTCTAGGGGCAGTGGAGGGTATACCCACCATGGCAGCATAGGAATTAAGGCCCCGGAGGTCCTTTTTTATCTTGGACTTGCCAAGGTCCTTTTGCTCAAATGTCACGGATGCGGTCTTGGCCATACTCACTCCCCGCAAACACCAATAAAGGGCTTGCAACCTTTTCGGAGGTTCAAGAGCATAAGCCCCCAACGGGTGAGGGCCAATTCAGCCTCATCGGTGGAGAGGGCCCCGGAGGCAGCCCCGGAGCCATACCCAATAGCAAGGTCCCCCTCACGCTTGGATACAATAGAACCCGTGACCCCGCCTTCAGCGTTCCCACTACCGGCCCCGCCATTCCCGGAACCTAAAAGGAACCAAATATGGGCGGCAAGCAAAGCCACGGCCTGATTGGCCTTTACGCCATAGAAACAGCGGTTGGTTCTCTGCTCCGCCATGTTGATAAATACCTCATAGCCCCCGTCAGCGATACACTGAGGAGCAAGGGCACGCAAGTATTGTTCAACAGAGAGGGCAGCGGGTTTCATCGGGGGTTAGTCCTTTGCTGGGGCAGTGGTGGCGGCCTGAATTTCTGCCTGGCGTTCAAAGAGTTGGGCCCGGACACCATCACGGGAGTCCAATTTCAGCCACTTCTTTATTACATCCAAGGAGGCCACGGACTGGATAAGGGTCTCAGCCTGGACCGGGTCAAGTTCATTGACCTTTACCGAGGTGACGACATCCTTGCCGCTCGGACCTTTGGACACCTTCACAACAGTGGTAATGTCCTTGCCCTCCCCCGTACGGTCCTTGAGGGAGTCCTTGATGTCCTCCCAATCCTTATCATCCAATATATTGACTCCCGGAACAATAGTCAGGGAACCCTGGGACTTGCGAGCAGCAACGAGGCAGCGAGCTTTACGAAAATTGATAATCATGATTAAACCTTCCTGATGAAAACGGTTAGTTGGTGCTTTTGGTAATTAGAAAAAGAGGCCAGCCGGGGAGGGCAAAAGCAACAAAGCCCTGCCCCGGAGGCCTAAAGGGTTGCCGCCTATTTATCCCCAGCGGCAGGGTGTTTTCCCATCAGGAATTAGAGGCCGTCACAGAACACAACGGATTGAGGGTAATACACGATGGTGCCGCCAGTTCTCTGATGGCAAATCACAGAGTATTCCATGCCCTTGCGTTCCGGGGGCAATTGTTCCAAACGGAGTGGAATTTGAACCTCTACCTTCAGCGGGTCCCGGGTATAGGCCATCACCCGGTTGGTGCCGTTTTTACCGGCTCCCACGAGGTCCTGAACCCAGTCAATCCGGGTCAGGGTCGGGTAGTTTTCCCGAATAAAGGTCAACAAGGTCTTGTCCCGGTTGCTGCCATACGGTGTGTATGCCAACTTGTTGTAGAGTGGCAATGGGAGGATAAACGTGTCAGGCACTTCCTTACCATTGGTGGACTCCGGGGCAGCCGTAAGAATGCCGATAACGTCCGCCATGATTTCATCGTCAGTCTTGCCGCTCCAAAGCTTGCCGCCGCCCAGGCCATCGGCGGCTACATATTCAGTGATGCCCTCGGCGTTGACAAAGCCCTTAAGGCCCGCCTTGGAGTCACCAAACCAAGCAATATGGTCCTGCTTTTCTTCAATACCCCGGCGGGCAGCCATAGCACGGCGTGCGTCCAGGTTGAAATTAGCACGGGCGGCCCGGCGAATTTCCTGAATGCTGTAGCCATAGGAATCCCCCAGGCTATGAACCTGAACAGACTTCTTGGTGCCCAGCGTATCCACACGTGGAAAATCGTTGGCGTAATCAGACACAATCTTGGCCATACCCACCTGGTCATAGGAGCGGTATTCAATATGCTCCGCAGCATCATCCTGCTCCGTGCTTACTGGGAGGAGGGTGAGGGCTTTTAGGTCCTTATGAATAACATCATAGGTGCGGGCCTTGACTAGGGTCAATTGGTCGTCAAAAAATGCCTTCTCACCTGCATCCAAATGGATGGCGTTTTTTTCAATAGGGTTCATTCTTTTACCTCCCTTTAATTCATGTCCACGAGCACAATGCCCGGAGCGTCAATGGTGGAACGGGCAAACCAGCCCGGATTGGCGACCACATCGGAGCCGGCTGCGGACTGAGCCACAGTGAAGGTCTGAGTGGAGTCGGTAGTGGATACCGTGATAGCAATACTGTTTGCCGCCACGCCCTTGCTTTTAGCCGTTAGGGTCACAACCGCAGAGGAGACAGTGGGGACAAACGGGATGTCCAAACCTTCAAGGCCTGTCTTAATAGCGGCGGCCACATCAGCGGCGGCCTTAACAGTGGCAGTGGTAGTGAGTTCAAATTTCTTGTCACCCACGACAACAGTCACCTTCTTGTCTTCAGCCGAAGCACTAGCCACAGTGATAGTCACAACACGCTCGGCACCTGCGGCGGCAGAGGTCTTGGCGACAATCTTGCCTAGGGTTGCGTTCACGGACACTTCAGAGTCTGCTGTGATTGCTGCGGAGGCGTTGGCCCAAACCTTACCAGTGCGGCAGACATTGACAACAGCCTTGTCAGGGTAGTTCGGAGCGTCAAGAGCGGTCCGGGCAACAATACCAATCGGGGCATCCCCACCCACACAAACCTGGTCGCCACCCTTGCCGCAGACGACATCACCGAATTCAATTGCCCCATCGGCAAGTCGGGAGTCAATCTGGTGATTAAGCCCATCCAAGAGGCCGGGCACAGCCTTTTCCATGTTACCATATGCAGCCATTTGTTAGGCCTCCTTGTTCGGGTTATTATCGGACCAGCGACCGTCCATGCGGGCGTTGTAGCGTTTCATGGCCTCGGACAGAGGGTCCTTTTTAGTGGAGTCTTTAGAATTGAGGTCAGCAGCATCCTGGCGGCTCTGATTTTCCGCATCCTGCTCAATCATTTCGCAAGCAACATCAAAGCGGGCGTTGATATAGGCCTCATCCTTGCCCTCCAACTTGGCTTGGGGGAACTTCTTGGCGATAACAGCGGCCTTGAGTTCACCTTCAGACATATCCGCCCGAACTTCACAACCCGCAGCACGGGCCTTATCCATTAGGGCAATTCGGGCCTGGAAGGCACTAGCCATCTTGTCCTTCATATCCTTTTCAGCCTGATCAAGGCGTTCCTTGAGGCTATCCCGTTCACCTTCCAACGTGGACACCTTCTTGGCAGAGTCCGCTGCGTCAGTGCGCAACTGGTCAATCTGCGAATTGAGGACCGCCACCTGTTCCTTGGCCTTGGTGAGGGCGGTAATGACCTGGGCTTCAGCCTGGTATTCCACCCCGTCAAGGTTCACTTTTTTATAGTCCATATTGGGCTCCTTTTCGGTTGTTAAATACTCACTGGGCACGGGTCCCGGTGCCCCGACATCGTCAAGGCGGATTGTTGCGTCATCGCCCGCCCTGGGTCGGGGGACCAGGGCAACATGATTATATTGGATATTGCGTTGAATGCAATCGTAGTCCTGGCCAAGCCAGTTCCCGGAGGTCCATTCAATATCGCAGGTATACCCGCAAGAGAGTCCCAGTGTCTGCCTATCCAATACGCTCTGAATAGCATCCGCACGGGTCACCATAATTGAAGTGAATACCCGGTAAGAATCCGCAAAGGGCTGGCCAACGGAGCCGCAGGCAAGTTCCTTGACGGTATCCGGGGTCAATAAACTATCGGGAGTCTGGTCTTTAGTCGGATGGAGCAGGGTCATTGGCTTAAGGGCCAGGGTGCTCATAGATTCAAGCTTGAAAACCTCCTCCGGCAATCTTAATTCCCGGCGGGTAGTCCCATCCGGGTTGCGGTAAGTAAAAACACCAATAGAGGTAACAGCCACAGTGGCCCTGACAAATCCCTCCGGGGTTTTTTCCACCGGGCTGGTACTATCCATAAAATTTTCATACCAGTCGGTGCGAGTCTGTTTTGAGTCAATTTTGGGGTTCATAAGTCGCTCCGTAATAAGATATAATATACTAAAAAATTAAAAAAGGAGACGATTTCAAAAACTTTTTATTAAGCCCAGGGATAAAGTGGGCCAAGATTGACCAAAAACAAACATCCGGGGCCAGTTTAGGTCTCGGATGGTATAATTTAAGGGGTGAGTAAAAATAACTGCTATACGGTGGTTTTTTTCATCGGTAGAAACTCTGCCAAATCAATAGCTGGATTGAAATCAACTTTAGGTAGGTGGCCCTGCCTAATATATTGGACATACGCCATGAGGTAGGGAATTACAGAATTGGTGGGCCGCAATAGTCCCTCAAGCCATTCCAATACAATGGCCCGTTCTGCCTTGCGGACATCTTCGGGAGCATCCCCATTCATATTAGTCGGGACCAGGGACACCCAGGCCAACGGATCCTGGTCCTTTTTCTGAGCCTGGGCAGTCTCCAAGGGGTCCTCATCATTGGTCCATCGTTCTATTAGGGTGTCACCAGCCATGGCTTACCTCCTCAACTTCAAATATCATCAAAGAACCTTCTTGGCGGGTTCCTGTTATCTTATACCGGGCGTGCCGTGATACCAACACCTCATCCTCCTCAAGGAACCTAGACACTGCCCGGATAGATGTACCCCGGTTTTGACCAGGGCACTCCAAAATAACTGGATAGTGACCCGCCATCGATGTCTCGGAAAATTTCGTAGCCATGGACTTTTTGGTGGACCATGAAGAGGTGCCCCCCATATCTAATTCTTTACCACTGACCATATCGGTCATCAACTTTTCAAACCTCTCCGGGCTGGTAGAAAAACCCCGGTAGGTGGTACCACCTCCCCATTTGGGTGAGCGGTCAATGAATTGTTCCAAGTCCTCCCCCCACTGTTTATACCTTTCCAAAGATGCAGGCCGGGCAGTTTGGAGGCGGCCCTTTTGATGGTTCCGTATGTCTGAGTAATAGCTACCTGAATAAGAATCTATGGCCACCTCGTATCTACTGGCCAGGTCACCATCTATCCCCAACTGCTGCATAATGAACGCCGTGCTAGTTTGAAACTCGTCCGACCGTTGAGGGTGTTCAGTTTGCACTACCCGCTTAACCAATCCAGCCGCAGCCTTCTCAACCTTCTTGGCTACCACAGAGGGGGCAACCTTTTTCAAAGAGTCTAGGAACTTTTGAGCCTCTACTGCGGCCTTTTCAAATTCCTTGTACGCAGGGTTGGACGGGTCCACATAGGATGCGGCGGTTTGGGCCCGCTGAAGAGCCTCCTGAGCCATTTCTAGTTCAGTTTGTGCCCGTTCCTCCGGGGTCGCATCGGTTAGTTCGTCAAGTTCCCCCCAATTAGGGAGGGCCACGCAGCGGCAAAGAATACCCTGACCCGGATGAAGCAAGGGAGCACCCGCCGGGCGTGCCACCCATTCCCCGGAGGCGTTGCGGTATTTAGTCGGGTCATCCCAACGGCAAACCAGCCCTTCCATAAGGTAGTGAGAGGGAACGGCGTTGGGGTATTTACCACCGGGGAGTCCTCGGACCCGCTCATCCATAGAGATGGACCAGATATATGTCTCAATTCCCGCTTGCTCCATACGGCCCTGAGCCAGGTCCCCGTTCAATTTTGCGGTTTGGTCCCTGGCTATAATAGCGGCCCGGCGGGTGGATATTCCCGGCAAGTCCCGCATGATTAGGGCCTTAACCTCCTCATTGTTCTGCCCCTCAGCCACTCCCTTGCGGACCCTCCGAGCCACTGCGTCACGCATAGCCTGGGAGGCCTTGGTGAGTAGCGTCACTTGAGTCCGGGCCCAGTTATCAATCACTGACTGGGTCCAGGTATCGTCCTCACTAAAGGCTGCCCCCACAGCAATCTTTTTGAAGGCATCCCACTCTTGCTTGTTGAACTTTTCCATGTTCTCCGCAATCGTCACGAGGGCACCAAGAACTGGGCCACGGGTCGGGTCCTCAGGCCAAATGTCCTCCAGGGCATCAAGGCGGGCGGGAATATAGGAGGCTATCAATGAGTCCGCATAGCCCTTCCAACTCTTATCCAGATAGAACTTGATGGCCCGGGCATATTGGTGTTCTAGGGATGCCGGATATTTCCAGACCCTTCGGGACATCAACTTGACTGCCTTGCGGTCGCCCTGCTCCCTGAATAATCGGGCAAAGGTAGTGGACTTGCGCATAGATTATACCACCGGGGTGGAGTTAGGGGGCAGGAGGTCTGGGGACTGGTCGGTATCAACTGAGGTATCCAACTTGTAGCCGCCAAGGAACCTATTGGCCCGGACTTCATCCTGGGACAACACACCCCGGTCAATATACACGGCGTCAGCCTGGGCAATCTTGAACCGCACATCTGCCTCCTGGACAGAGTCCATCGGGAACAAGGCGTTGTAGTTGATAGCCACATCCGTATCCTTGGGCAGGACCTTTAGTGAGGCGTTCAGGACCTCCAGGAGCCGGGTGAGGGGCGGGGTCATACGGTTGGTTTGAGCAGACTTTACCCGGTCATAGTAGTTGTCTTGGTCTCCCTTGCCCGTGGCGTTTAAGCCCGCTGCGGAACGGCCAAAGAGTCTGGTAACTGAATACCGGGTAGCCGCTGCAACGTGCATCATAAATCGGTCCGTGAGGCCATCCACCCCGGACAACGTCAACTGCTCCCTGGTATAGTCTTCACCCTCCCCAAGGAACACGCCATTTACAAGGGATTTTTGGGTGTCTATTGCCTCCATGCGGCGGTTGATAGATGTATAATCACCCTCAGCCACCAACTGCTCTAGGTTGGCCAGTTTATATTTACCCACGGCCAGTTCCTGCGAGAGGTGAGTGAGGCCCTGAAAAAGGGTCCCATAAGCAGCCACTGCGTCATAATATCGCAAAACCGCAGGCAGTCCCCAATAGCGTTCCCACTCTAAAAAACCAGCCATAGTCGGATCCACCCTAATCGGGGACTTAAAAACGAGGCAACGGGAGGCGTGGGCAGTAAAAGTGCTGCCGTCAATCTTACGAATGACAAAATTTTCATAATCTTCAAAGTAAGGGCTTTCAGGCAGGACAACCTGCGTCATAAGGCCCAAGTCAATCCGGGTCCGGGGGTAAACACGGAGTGCCCGGACCTTCTTGCCCTTGGCTGGGTCATAGGGTTGGTCATAAGTCCCCGCCCCCTCAATATCCATAAGAATGATGGCCCCAGCATAAAGTTCAGTGTAGGCCAGGGCCTCCTTGAACTTTTCCGGGCCATGGAGTTTATTGAAGGCCTTTTCCAGTTCCCCGTTGTCCCCATCAACCTCAAACCCGGCCTTGGTCATATCCTCCGGGAGATAATCAACGGCATCCGCCGCAATTGGGTCCCCATAGTAAAGGGCCGCCAACTCTATGTCAGAGAGCCGGGTGACCGGTGAGGGTCGGTTGTAGCGGCTCTTGTCCCGGCGGCCACCAAGGCCGCTCAGGAGGTTTTTCCAGCCATCCAGCCGGAACAAGTTTTTAGTGAGTGTCGTCATTAGGGTTAATCCCTCCGTTGATTGTTAGTCATATAAGGACCCATGGCCCTTGGCTGAGTCAGTCTTGTAGAACACCTCACGTAACAGTGAGGCTGCGGAGTCTGCGCAGTCCCGGGGGTCCTGGCCGGGTCGGTAGTCTAAAACCTGCATCATGTAATTGGGGTCAGTCCTGGGGTCCCAATCAATGTCGTTCCAATACTTCTTGAGATAGCTGGCAATCTTGATATCCTTGTTCATAGCCTCATGATAGGAGGATACCTGGGGGGCACCGGGCTGCCGCATAAATTCCTTGGCTAGCATCTTCTTGTCGGCGTTGTCCTCCAATCGGAGGCTGCGGACTTTATAAGCCCCACAGGTCCGAACCACATCGCCAAGGCAGTCTAGGATGTTCCCAGGATACATCTTGCCATAAGCATGGATGCGTGCCGTGATAGGGTGCCGGGTCATGATAGTAAGGGCGTTGGTGCAGGTCCCATCCCAGGCAGCGTCAACATGGGCGTGGATACGGGTGGGGAGCAGCGTGGTGTCCCAATCAGCATAGTGGGGTTCCTCGAATATCTGCCCCTCATCCCGCACGCTCGTATCTAGCATGTAGTTGATGGCGAACAACGAGGCCGTGGTGGTACGGCGTTTGGCCTCTAGTTGGGCCGGGGTGAGAATGCCCGTGTCTTGAGGTCTGTATTTCCAGGCCTCCGGGATGATTAAATCCCCCTCCTCATTCTTCATAGACCAGGCATCATCATAGTGCCAAGGAGTCCCCACGAAAAAGCAGGACTTGCCAGGGTCCACAATATTGGTCATGATTTCAAGTACACCCTGCTTTACAGCCTCCCTTTTGGCCCTAGAGAGGCGGGAATTTATCGTGACAATATCATCGCAAAGTATGCGGTCATAATGGGAACCGGTCGGCACTTGGTTGATACCATAGGCGTCAATACTCCCCTCTTTAGTGATAGTCCGCTTGAAAGAATAGGTGACTGACCCAGCAGGGGACTTCACTGGAATGGGGGGCTTGCCGTGCGCATAGGCAAAAAGGCTCTGAAAGGCCTCTGTTTTCATATAGTTCTTAATGGTTTCCAGAGTCTTTACTGACTCTGTCCAAGTTTCACGAATGAGAGCAATGCGGTCATTTGGGTGAAATAGAAGGTAGTAAAGGATGCCAATTTCAGTGATGGCCGTGGTCTTGTATGCTCCACGATGGGCCATAAGGGAGCAGTGTTGGCCTCCAGGAGCATCCCAAATCATCTTGCACCAATCGGAATGGAGCGGGGTCAATAAGTTCTTACCAACCATATGCCCCATAAGGTGGGGCCAGTCCCGTATACGGGCCAGGTAGTCAGGGCACCAAGTAAACATTAGCCCAGACCCCTAATAACAGCCGGGGCCTCATACCCTTCGGCAGGACCTTCTGAACGAGTCGGGGCAGCCTCTGTTCTCCGTTGGGCCGGGGGACGACGGTCAACGGGGCGGCCCCCGGACATAATAGAGGCCAGCAACATTTCTGTGTCAGCCGACACCCGCAGGGCATCGTTCATCTGGGCGTTCATACCGTTCTTAATCGTGGCCAGGTATCCCGCTATTGCCTTCAGGGCCTCTGCCCGATTGGCTAGGGATATGGTGACTGTCTCCCGGTTTGCATCTTTTCCATAGAACTTTACATCAATAGCCGTGACGCACCGCCGGATTTCAACGGGCAATTCATCCCAGGAATTAAAGGCAGCGGTGCCGTCCGGGTTGACAAGTTGACCAGGGTCATAAAAAGCTAGGGCGTGGAGGGTACTGAACAACTCATACTCTAGTTGAGCAGCCCGGCCACGGAGCCAGCTGCTTGTATAGTCGGTCAGGAGGGCCTGGACAGCGGGCCGCCTTAACATGGCCATGCCGTGAGCCTGGTCATTGCGTGGAGAGGTCTTGGGGTTTGTCGCCCGGTAAGCGGTCCCAGCATCAAAGCGGCTCTGAAGATACTCAGCCGCAAAAACTACCTCCGCAAGGGAGGCCCCGGATGACTTCCAATCCGGGAATAGGGCAGTTGGGTCCTTTTTGGCCCCGGATGTGCGAG